TTAAGGCATATTACGATTAAGGAATTATCCAACTTGAATTATGACACAATTGCTGCAATCATTGGCCCTGGTATGGCTCTACTCGAACAATTAGTTGCAATCGGTGTACATGATAGTTTCTTTATTGGTACGCTAGTGTGGCTGTTACTACTACCAAAGGAGGCTAGATCTTTGATAAATAAATCTGATATATTACATATTAAATACACTTCTGTTGAACATTTCTCTACTTACATTAAAAAGAATTTCTCTTTACGGCTTAAAGCACTCCAAAATAATGTCAATATAGATCTATCTCCTTTCTTCGAATTAGAGGTGCTAGTCAATAGGGGCGTTGGCGAGATTGATTGGGCACTCGAACAAGAACATAGGCAAAGACCGAATGTTGCAAATATTGATCCTAAGCGTATTTTCGAAGAGGCTGGCACTCTATTCGCAAGATTAAGACAATTAGGTGGTCGCCCTAAAATGTATAATTGGAAAAACTTTTGGGACTCGAGATGGCAGTGGGCACCAACAGGAGCTTATTCCTCTCAATATGAAGAAGATAAAGCTTTTGCGCATCAAGAGCATGATATGCGCCATAAATTTTATGGGTTTTGTGCTATGCCTGATGTTGATTACAGCTATTTTATTGAACGTAAACCTGAGATGTTTGCCAAAGCCTCAGTCAAGTATGAGTGGGGTAAACAACGTGCTATTTATGGTGTAGATAACACAAACTTTATAATATCTAGTTTTGGTATGGCAGGTTGTGAAGAACTACTTAGCAAAATGTTCCCAATAGGACAAGAAGCAGAATCTAAGAAAGTGGCTCGATCTGTTGAAGAGGTGCTCAAAAATGGTGTGCCTTATTGCTTTGATTTTGAAGATTTTAATTCTCAACATAGTACTGAAGTAATGCGTAGTGTATTACACGCTTATATGGTAGTATTCAAAGATAAAGTTGACCCTGAACAATTAGGAGCGATTGACTGGTTATATGAATCACTTGGTAATGTGACTATTAAACAGCTAGATGGTAAAATGTACACGACAGAAGGTACTTTGTTGTCAGGTTGTCGTTTGACTACTTTCATGAACACTGTCTTGAATTATATCTATACTAAAGTTATGATGGGTGATACCACATTCACAACGACACATAACGGTGATGATATCTTGGGTGCTGTTACTAATATAAATCAAATACGCAATATGGAGGACAATGCAATAAAGCATAATATAAGATTCCAAAATTCTAAATGTTTTCTGGGTGGAATTGCTGAATTTCTTCGAGTTGACCATAATAATGGATTGGGCACTCAATATTTAGCACGTGCTGTATCTACTTTTGTTCACGGGCCCACGGAGATGGCTATTCCAAATGATCCAGTTGCTATCATTAATTCCATTTTAACTAGGGCTGACGAATTAACATCACGGCAAGCAAATCCTGAAATAGTCAGTATACTAGAAAAGGCACAATTATCTTACTTATGTAAAAAATGGCAAATTGATAAACGGGTGATTACAGAATTCAGAAAGACTCATCGTATATTTGGTGGTTATACTACTGAAGTGCACAACGAAGCACTTAGGTTCAGGTTCCATCGGACTAGAATAAAAAATGACACTGATGGTATTGGACCATCTAGAAGTGTACGTGAACCATTATTGCCAGGAGTTTTCAGTTATTGTCGTAAGTTAGTGCTCAAGTATGGTTTAGAAACATACTTTAAACAAATTCTAAACACTGCAAACATGGCTGTGTATAGCAGATCCCTACAATACAAGTTCGGTCTTCAAGTTGAAAAACGCGAAGCTGACTCTATTGATAGATTAAATGCTACACAATACGCTATGCTTAATGCAAAATTTAGCGGAGTTAAAGCGACGCTATCAAAATCATTTGGTATACCAATTGAGGCGATACGTGGTGATGATACCTATATTATTCACCTCCTATCTTGGTGTAAAGACCCTGTCTTTGCACTTGGCCTTTGGTGCTAAATGATTAACGCGTGAG